GCAGAAAAAAGCGGCCAAGCGCACCACCGCTTAACCGCTACGCAAAAGACTAGACCCACTGATTAAATAGCCCGTCTCCCTTGCTACCCCAGTATATAACACAATACAAAAAATGTAAAGGGGTAAGAATTATGGAGTACTATATCAATTACAACACTGGGTCTGGGAATGAGACAGCCGCCGATTTGGATGAGGCCAAGAGGATTGCTGACAAGCACGCTGCGTATACCCAGGAAGCCATCACCATACACGACGACACCGGAGCCGAGGTTGCCCGCAGGAACTGGTGGGGAATCAAATACGATCCGGAAAACGATCCGGACACGGAGGAGCCGATCTGTTTTGGAGATGTTGGATACTATGGAGATTGGGCGGATGTATGGTAATGCGC